CGAGGAGCGCGACCCAGACGGCGTGTTCATCGACGTGGGTGGCGGGGCGGGCGTGATCGACCGGCTGCGCCAGTTGGGCTACGGGATCGTCGAGATCAACTTCGGCGGCAAGGCCAACAACCCCGGCCTGTTCGTCAACAAGCGCACCGAGATGTGGTGGACGATGCGCGAGTGGATGGAGCAGGGCGGCTCGATTCCCAACGACCCGTTTCTAAAGGCCGAACTCGCCACCCCCACGTATTCGTACGACTCCAACGGCAGAAGGGTGCTCGAATCCAAGGACGACATCAAGCGCCGGCTACAGGGCGGGGCCAGCCCGGACATCGCCGACGCGCTGGCGCTGACGTTCGCGTTCCCCGTGGGCAAGCAGCTCCCACGCGAGGTGCGCGACCGCATCGACACACGGCCAGGCGACTACGACCCATACGAGGGCATGCAATGATCCGACCAGCAACCCGCGATGACGTTCCGGCACTGCTGACGATGGGCAGATCGTTCATCCAGTACAGCGAGTACCGGGCGATCAACGACAACCTGACCGACGAGCAACTAGCGAACGGTATAAGCGCGGTCGTTGAATGTGGAGTTTCGTTTGTTGCGCTCGACGGCGAGCAAATCATCGGCGGCATCCTTGGCGTGGTAGGCCCGCTCTGGTTCGCGCCGCACGTTCAGACCGCCGTTGAGCTCGCGTGGTGGGTTGATCCTGCGTACCGTGGCATGGCTGGCATCAGGCTCATGCAGGCGTTTGAGAATGCGGCCAAGCAACGCGGTTTCAAGTACGTGGCGATGAGCGATCTGGTGATGAATGGGCGAGATGAGACACCTGCCGCAAGAATCCTCGGCATCATGGGTTACACTCTGACCGAGCGGATGCATTCCAAGGAGATTTGACATGGCAGCTTTCACGGCACTGGGTACGGCTATTCTCGGTTCGGCGGCGGCGGGCGCAGGCGCAGGCGTTGCGACAACGGTCGGCGCTATTGCGGCAAGCGCAGCAGCAGCGGCAGCTGGTACTGGCTACTCCGTGTACGCCGGACAGCGGGCCGATAAGGCGCAGAAGCAGGCGCTCGGCGAGCAACGGCAGGCCCAGCAGCAGGCCGCTGCACAGGCCGCTTCGCAGCAGCGCCGCAGTGCGCAGGCGATGGCAGCAGCCAACCGCCGGCAGCCTGACATGGGCAGCATCATGGCTGGCGCAGCTGAGGGCGCAGGCGGCGGACCGACCAGCACCATGCTGACCGGACCGACCGGCGTCAACCCGCAGGATCTTGCACTCGGTCGCAGTTCACTCCTCGGAGGCTGACATGGCTGCGTTCGGCAACATCAGACCACCAGCCAGCGACCAAGGGACGGCAGATGCAGCCCGTCCGTGGCTGACAATTCCGAATCAAGAGGGTGGCAATGGTGGCTTCTTTGGTAGGAACGCGCAAACAGAACAGCGTCCATTGTTCTCGCCAATGAAGACCGAGGATCTCGTCAAACTCAGCGCAGAAGATCGCAATGCATACTTCGCCGATTACGCCAAGTATGGGAGCACTATGGCTGGCCTGAACATGGCGGCTATGGGTGGCACGCAGGGATTCGGCGGATTTTTCCAAGCGTCCAACTTGGCACTCGGTCCAGCAGCACAACAGCAGGCGCTCAACGACATGCTGTTCCCACGCGCACCAGGCGGTTTCCTGCCAAGGGCTGTTCAAGGTCAACGCACCCCTAACGCACCAGGCGCACGATGAGCGAATACACCGGCGACGCACAGTCCTACCCAAGCGCACCTACCCGCGACAAGCTGTTCACGCGATGGGGGCAGCTCAAGTCTGAGCGTGCGTCGTGGCTGTCTCACTGGCAGGAGATCACCACCTACCTGCTCCCGCGCAACGGGCGCTACTTCCGCCAAGACCGCGACAAGGGCTGGCGTCGGCACAACAACATCTACGACAACACGGGCACCCGCGCACTGCGCACGCTCGGTGCCGGCATGATGGCTGGCGCGACCAGCCCGGCACGGCAGTGGTTCAGGCTGGCGACCGCCGACCCGGAACTGAACTCCTACCAGCCCGTCAAGTTGTGGCTTGATGACGTGACGCGCCGCATGCAGCTCGTCTTCCAGAAGTCCAACACCTACCGCGCCTTGCACACGATGTACGAGGAACTCGGTGCGTTCGGCACGGCCACGAGCATCGTGCTGCCCGACTTCAAGAACGTCATCCACCACTACCCCGTCACGACGGGCGAGTATTGCATTGCCACCGACGCGCAGGGCCGCGTTGACACGCTGTACCGCGAGTTCGAGATGACGGTCGCCGCGATGGTCAAGGAGTTCGGCTACAAGAACTGCTCAACCACCGTGCGCAACATGTGGGATCGCGGCACGCTTGACCAATGGATTCCAGTCATCCACGCCATCGAACCGCGATCCGACCGCGACCACAAGAAGCGCGACAACAAGAACATGGCGTGGGGCTCGTGGTATTTCGAGGTCGGCGGCGAGGACGGCGTGTTCCTGCGCGAGAGCGGGTTTGAACAATTCCCCGCGCTCGTCCCGCGCTGGGCTACCGCCGGCGGCGACATCTACGGCAACAGCCCGGGCATGGAGTCGCTTGGCGACATCAAGCAGCTACAGCACGAGCAGTTGCGCAAGGCGCAGGCCATCGACTACCAGACCAAGCCGCCGCTCCAGGTGCCCGTGTCGATGAAGAACCGCGACGTCGAGACGCTGCCCGGCGGCATCTCGTTCGTGGACGGCGCGTCAGCGGGCATCAAGACGGCGTTTGAGGTCAACCTCAACCTCCAGTACCTGCTGAACGACATCCAAGATTGCCGCGAGCGCGTGCGTGGTGCGTTCTATGCCGATATGTTCCTGATGCTGGCGGGCCAGCCGAACACCCGCATGACGGCCACTGAGGTCGCCGAGCGCCACGAGGAGAAGTTGCTGATGCTCGGGCCCGTGCTCGAGCGCCTGCACAACGAACTGCTCGACCCGCTCGTGGACATCACGTTCACCCGCATGTTGCAGGGTGGCATCATCCCGCCGGCACCCGAGGAGTTGCAGGGCATGGACCTGAACGTCGAGTTCGTCAGCATGCTCGCTCAGGCGCAGCGTGCCATTGGCACGAACTCGGTGGACCGCTTCGTCGGTAACCTCGGCCAGATCGCCACGATGAAGCCGGACATCCTCGACAAGTTCGACAGCGACCAATGGGCCGACATCTACGCCGACATGCTCGGCGTTGACCCGTCGCTCATCATCGCCGACAAGGAAGTCGCAGCAATCCGCACCGCCCGCAACCAAGCGATGGCGGCCAAGGAGCAGGCGTCTGCGTTGCAGCAGTCGTCGCAGACCGTCAAGAACATGGCGCAGGCTCCGACCGGACAGCAAAACGCCCTGACTGACGTGATGAACATGTTCAGTGGATACACCAGCCCGTCGGCGCTGGAAGTTTGAGAGGATTGAATGCCATACTTTATGAAGACGCCCGGTGGTCCTTGGCTTTACAACTCAACCACAGGCGATTTTGCTGGCTTGAAAGATCCGGACGGCAGCGAACTGATCTTCGCTAGAGCTCCGCATACGGGTGGGTTTTTTGACGTGTCAAACCAGACTGCGCTTGCAAACACTGCTACGCCAATGGAATACGACACAACCGACTTCTCGCATGGAGTTTCGGTTGTGAGCAACAGCCAAATCACAGTGACACGCGCCTCGGTCTACAACATCCAATTCAGCGCCCAGTTCAAGAACACAGACAACTCATCGGAGCACAACGTAAGCGTGTGGCTCGCATTGAACGGAACCAATGTCGCAAACAGCAATACACAGATCACGCTGCCGAGAAAGCATGGTGGTGGTGACGGGTTGCTGGTTGCAGCATGGAACTTTTTCGTGACCATGAACGCCGGCCAGTACGCGCAGATCCTTTGGTCCACGCCAAACACCGCCGTGTCGATTGCCTACGAAGGCACGCTATCGACTCCGACCAGGCCGGCTACGCCGTCTGTGATCCTGACCGTCAACGAGGTCAACGGTATCTCCTGACGTTGCTAGTTCAACATTCGCCATCTCAGACAGTCCAAACGTGAGCAATTACGACCCACTCGATATCCGTGGACAAGAGCGCAACAAGGCCGAGCGCGACCAGCGTGAACGCCTTGAGCGCGAGAACGAGGCCGCCGACGTCAAGTGGCTGATGAACAACAAGCGTGGCCGGCGCATGGTGTGGAGGCTTCTGGACAGGGCCGGAGTGTTCCGGTCCTCGTTCGCCACCAACAGCATGACAA